TGTAGTAGAACCAACGTAATCATAGTTATATGTTGGTGTGACCGTTATAGAATCTGTAGCATATTTTGTGGTAACATTAATAGTTCCTTGATTACCATACAATAAATTAGTTGGAGGATCTACAGATAATTCTACTGGTTGATAAACAATAACGGTTACGCTGCCTGTGGCGGTTCCACCAACACCAGAAACTTGTCCAGTATATACTGTAGTAACTGATGGAGTTACGTCCGAATTACTGGTTAAATTTCCATTAGTGAGACCACCAGCCAACCACGTCAATGTAGGAGTCCAATTCAATCCACCACCATCACCAACGACAGACCAAGAAATATTAGCTGTATCCGTGAGCATCATTTCCGTCTTATTAGTAGAAATACTAAAAATAGGTGGAACGTAAACAGTAGCAGTTGCTGTTGCTGTTGCGGAAAGACCATTTCCAAAAACAGTTAAAGTGTAAGTAGTAGTATTGGTGGGACAATTTACAGTGCTTCCATTTACACCAACTGCTCCAACACCTTGATTAATGCTAGCACTCGACGCATTTGTAGATGACCAAGATAATGTAGTACATTCTCCACGTTTAAATGCTGTAGGATTTACCGAAAAACTGCTAATTGTGGGGATTGCAATGTCATAATAAACAGTTGCGAATCCATTACCAAAATGCTGTGATCCTGAATTGGAATTAAAACTACAATAAGTGCTATTATAACCAGATTGACCGCCACTACCGCCGCCACCTCCTCGGTTACTATCAACGCCATATGCACCACCGGCACCGCCAACACAACCACCACCGCCGCCGCCTCCACCGCCGCCATCAGGACCACTCTTATTGGATCCATTTTCAGTCGTATTTTTTTGACCAGTACCACCAACAGTACGATTGTTTGGATTTCCTGTTAATAGTCCAGTACCAGTGCCACCATTGGTGGCGGATCTCCCCAACGAAGCGCCACCTCCACCGCCGCCGCCACCAAGGACAGCAACCCATGTATTACTATAAGTATCGAAAATACCACTAGCACCACCGCCACCGCCACCAGCGCCAGAAGATCCATAATCAGCAGAATTTCCACCCTGTCCACCACTAGCAGTTAGAGATGATCCGCCACTACCACCAGGACCATTGCCACCTCCACCGCCGCCGCCACCTACACTTCCGAGATAGAAATCTAATCTTCTAGCAGTAAGATTAGGAAAATATATATTTGCTCTTCTTCCAGCACCACCTTCTCCACGACTGGCGTTAGCATCGTTGCCACCTGCACCACCGCTAGCTCCAGCAATATCTACACGAATATTAATCGCATAACTTGGAATTTGTACTGATCCGTTGCTGTTAAATGTTTGCTGAAAGTCTGCCATTTTAGATCTCTCTTACATCGGTCCAATCATTATCTTGATTAATGTCAACTTGAATTGGATAGTTACTTTTAACTTCTACTTTAATATCGACATCATCAATCAAGATTAACTCAGATAAAATTTCTACCTCAGGTGAAACAACTGGTGTTTGATCTTTTATTAAATCCTCACTTTCTGGAATATTTAGATTCTCTGGAGTATCGTCAATAATAATTGGAAAGCTAACTACTTGTTCTTGGAAGTTGCCCAATTTACCTGTTGCTCTGACTACATATGAAACACTTAATGGTCCTCTGTCATTATAAGGTATTGTTGTAGTATATCCTGTAGTAGATTCGGTTCCACCCATATCAGCAGCATTATTGACAGGCAAATTAACCACAGATCCTGTAGTAGATCCAACATAATCATAGTTATATGTTGGTGTTATCGTTATAGAATCTGTAGCATATTTTGTTGTAACATTAATAGTTCCCTGGTTGTTATATACCAAACTAGTTGGAGGATCTACAGATAATTGTACTGGTTGATAAACAATAACAGTTACAGTACCTGTATCAGTTCCACCTACACCAGAAACTTGACCTGTGTATATTGTAGTATCTGATGGAGTTACGTCTGAATTACTAGTTAAATTACCATTAGTAAGACCGCCAGACAACCATGTTAAAATAGGAGTCCAATTTAATCCACCGCCATCACCACTAACAGACCAAGAAATATTAGCTGTATCTGTAAGCATCATTTCGGTCTTATTAGTAGAAATATTAAAAATAGGTGGAACATAAACAGTTAAAGTTTTCGTGACTGAATTACTCGTAATTCCAAAATAATCTGCAGTTAAAGTGCGACTAATGCTATTAGTGGGACTATAGGGCAAATTACCAACTGCTCCAACACTACCTTGACCAGTTAAACTTCTTGATGTAGAATTACTGACTGACCAAGTTAATGTAGATGATAATCCCCTTTGAATAGCAGTAGGATTAAAATTTAAAGTAATACCTGGTGTGGGATATGTACAAGTTCCATTATCAAGATCTGCGCTTGGATTATAGTTTGTAGCACGGGGATCTGTACATCCAGGAACAGGTGGGGGAGGAAAAAATCCAATCCAATCTATAGCAACACCCCAAGGTCCACCACCAGAATTAATAACAGTAGCACTAAGAGTATATGTACCCGGACCATAGTAATTTGCGGTAGTAACTGCACTTTGACTTCTAAAACCACCCATTGACATTTCATAGTTGCCATTAATATAAATCGCCCCAACATCATCTACATTGGCATAAAATATTTGTCTGCCATAATTTGAGAAGGTAATAGTCCAATAAAATGTTCTATTGGAGCCACCTCCACTTCCACCAGGGTCATTACCCCCAATATTATATCCGTTCATAAAAGAAGACCATGCACCATTAGTGGTGGTGCCGGTATAACCCGAAGTATTAGGAGATCTACTTGTGAAACTAGAATCTTGGGTCATTTTTAAAACTTAATAATGTATTCTACAAGAATAAAAGGCGTAACTAACTGATCAATTTTCTCTTGATTTGATATATCAACATCAACTTTTGCTGTAACTCCAGACATATCGATATCTTGCTCAGAATATGAATAAGTAAAGTTATGAGTATATGTTGTGGGTCTAGTAACTCTGTGATCATGAATAGATTCTCTACCACCAGTGGCAGTAAAATCAAGTTGGTTTCCAGCGCCACTATTTCCACTAGCCGTGCCACCATCTTTACCACCTTCACCACCAACTAGATGTCTAGTAGAATAATTTAAATATGATTGATTTGAATTATGTAAGTGACCTTGAAAATTTTCAATCTCCAATTCTGTTTCTGTGGTATTTCTTTCCAAAACATATCTGGGACTTCCTAACATATCCAGAGCACCACTAGCAGTAACACGAGCATTACCCAAATATGTCGTATTAATAACATTTCCCTCATTACATATAACTTCAATTTGAGGACCAACTCTGTTCGTAACAGCAGCAGATGCTTCATCTCTATCAACAAAATCATTATTATATGTTCCTGATCCTCTACCACCAACAATTACTTTAGATCCCAAATCTGGTAATTGAAACTGCCCCAAGTCCCCAGTAAGAGCATTAGCATCTCTCACAGTTGATGCTTCTCTTTTAAATCTAGTCTCGTTTCCAACTCCAAGAACTTTAGATAATGCTAAAAAATCTTTACAATTTAATACAGAACCATCACATTTTAAATATCCCGCTGGAATATCATCTTTAAACTGCGCTGAAAGTGGATCATTGCTAGAAGAAAGTCCTGGTGTTGAATGTATAATAATACTCCCAACACAACCACCATATTTTGATCTTTCGTATGTATAATTTGCCATTTTAGTATGCTCGGATGATGTATATACAGGTCATTGATGGTTGGCTAGTATTCATGCTAATAGTCAACACTCCCACATTTGATGTATTATCAAGATTTGTGGTGCCAGGAATATTGACATCAGCAACCAATCTAGATTGTGGTTTTAAACTACGTTGATCATAAATTACTGTTATTGGATCGTGATCATGAGCGATAACGTTTGCCTGTGCTGCTACACTAGTATCAGTTTCAAAACTAGATCCAGGATTACTTAATAAAAGACCATAATTTCCGGCAGCTGGCACATCGTAGTAATAATTAGTGACTCCTTCTGGAATTATAGTATTACCACCACCCTGAGCAAATGGCACGGAATTTACTCCACCACTACTTCCAGAAATATTTCCTAAAACTGGTTGGCTATAATTTACTTTCAACGCAAGAGAAGTTCCCGCAACTTTCTGTGGAGATAAATTAGTTGGAGGATTTTCACTATTACATCTCATTACAGTTTTTCCTTCATCACCAGAACCAAATCCAGTAAAACTTCCAAAAGATCCCCAGTTCTCTGGTCCAGCTAACTCAACTCCATCTTTTGTCCATCTACTAATACCAACTCGCATTCTGTCAATTTCACCATCATCAAATCTAGATCCAGCAATCGCAGGTGCTTGGTCAAAAGCAGCATAGTTAAACGTTCCGGTAATAT